GAATACCGTTTTCAATTGGCTCCATCTTAAACTCAACCTTATTTCCCTCTGTATCTCCAGGAAGCGGGATATAAAGAGTTCTATGTGACTGAGCCTTAAGTCCAGTTTGTAAGAATCTAAACATTTTATCTTCAGCATCACCTGAAAGTTTTGCACCCTTTAAGGTTACAACGTATCTTGGAACAGCCTTGTTTTCAAAGTAGTCAATATTATATTGAGATGCAAGTTGATCTCCGATAAGGGATGGCATTGCTGCAATAATATCTGGAATACCATAGAATGTGTTTAAAGGTGAGTATTCTTTTAAATGAATAATCTCATTGGGACGTGGATCTGTTCCCATAGGGTTTGCATTCTTTGCCCCAAAGTTTCTGAAGTAAACTACCTTTTGACCAATAATCTGCACAAAACCATCACGCAAGCGTCGTATACGAACGGTAGTTGCTGGAATATGTCCAACATAACCAATCTCTCCAGCAGTTGTTCTACCTACTTCAATAAATCCATTACCTGTTGCCTGAAGATCTGTGTAAACCTTTTCCATTGTTTTTGTAAAACTATCATCATCATTTAAATTTTCTAGCCAATCACGTAGTTGAATCTTGGCTCTTTCAATACGATTACGAGCACGGTCTACCGCACTTGCATCTTCATTCATTTCAAACCTTAACAGCGTTCTATCTGAAATATCAAAGCGATATCCCAAACCTACAACGTTTTCTACCTTGGCATCAATAGCAGCATGATTAGCAAATGATGTGTCATAGAAGTTGGCTAACTCATACATGTTGTATGGAGGAGTGATTACATCAAATAGTCCGTAACCATTTCTGTATACCGTGCCAGGATTGATTTGCTTTGATCCCGCATCTACTCCAGATGGTGTTGCATTTGCTGCATCTAAATACGCAGCGTTAAACTCTGGTGCAGCATACTTGGTTAAATTGCGTGTTGTTCTACGACGAAAGTTTTGGTCAAGCCCAACGTAATCTTTTAAAACGTCCCAACTTTTATTAAAGGGATCGTGTGATTTAAAAATATTGTCTTCTTTTTCTTCTGTATTAAGACTTGCACGGATATACTGTTCTTCACTCATCCATTGCCCCTCTTCCATGCTTTTCTAATGTTTGTTGTGCTGCATGCCAAGCACCTAAGTCATTCATTGAAGGAATTAATCCTTCTTTTAATCTTGCTTTTTGTTCGGAATACTCTTCTTCACTAACCTGAGTTAGCCCTGCCACAAATACCGCTTGGCCAAGTCCATCATCTCCATTGTGCATTGCAACCTTTTTTAATTCTGCAATTTTTGTAAGATCTCCACGGTCGGACGGGATGTTTAAAACTGAGCCTTCGTCGTCTGTAAACCATTTACCATTAGATTTCTTATATACGTAAAGACCCCAGTCATAGTGCTTATCTATTACCTGACGACGTACATTTTTAACATAGGGTTTACCAGTTTTTGGGTTAATTAAAGATTCCATAACCATAAGTATATCAGACTATACTGGTGTGGAGACGTTAGTTGACCATTCAGTCTCTGCATATACCTTTAATTTTTCAGGTTGATAGACTAATCCTTCTCCATCATCAACAATTATCTTATTTGTGCCTATATATGTTTTATAAATGTCTGAAGGGTTAATGCCATAGAACTCTGATGATCCAACTATCAACATACCGTCCCAAGTAAAGTTATTAAACCAGAACTGCCAATCATTTGTTGTTACCCCGTCTGTTAGTGCTTGGAACCAGGATCTAAATGTTCTGCTTTCAACTTCTTGTATGCTGTTTGCCTCATAGTATGCTATGTTGTTAAACAATATTGGTCCCGTCAAATTTATGCTTCCAAGATATGAATTATATACAAGAGAGGTTAAAAATGCTACACCTATAGATGACCACTCTTTAAGGGATAGAACTGGCTCTCTTACTAGGCGACCATTTAAATAAAATCCAACACCATTATAGGGCACACCATTTTGATTTAAAACAAATATTCTGCCTCTATCTAGGTCAGCGCTGTTTGCCTGTAGGTAAAACTTTAGAGTTCCACTCTTATGGTTAATTTCAAAAATCTCTGTTGCAGTTGCTGGAAAAGAGTCTTGGTCATATCTTAACCACAATTGCATAGCGCTTACTTTATAATTTGTTGCCAGTTCTTTATTAATTGGAAGATTTAGTCCACGATTTTCTAGAATATTTATTTCACCACGTACTTCAATACCAGATGTTTTTGTCAGGTACAGGTATGGAGTGCTTTCTTTATATATGCTAAATGGATTCTTAGACTTGTAGTCAAAATAAATGCCATTCTTTTTATATGGAAATAGGTCTACTCCAAACCTTGTTCCTACTGGATTAAAAGAATTGTCGTTAAATGCTTGAGAGGCCAATTGTAATTTATTTAATAAAATTGGTTTAGTTAAAACTCCACGACTGTTAAATTCAAGACTATATACAATTGCAAGTCTATTAAAGTCTACCGTTTTAATTGGATAAATCAATGTATTATTTAAAATCTCAAATCTTGTTGTTTCCCAGTCTTCGTAGTTATTTAAATCAAGGACTTTATACTCATCTGGCTGTTCTTCATTAGCAAAAGAGGTAGGAATGTTTGCACCATCTGCAACATATTGAAATGTTACATAACTTTTTATTTGTGCGCCATCTGTATTGTAATAAGAAGAGGTCGTTCCAGACTCTTGCTGCAAGGTTGTTGTTGTTGGATATCCTAGATTAAATTGTAAAAAATCTATCTCATAAAATTCTTGACCACTATTATTTTTTACAAATTGAGCAAAGTAAGAAAGGGGTAGATAGTCTTGCCAGTACCCTGCAACACCTATGTCTAGAAAATATTTTTCATATGCTTCTGATGGAAGAATTGTATAACTGGCTGTATGATCAATTAATTGTTGACCCTTGTCTAATTCAATAAATCCATTTGCATCAATATAGGTTGTTATTTTTGTAGAATTTAATGTTGTTCCTAGGCCAATAGAATAAAGTCTTCCTGTAAAGGTATAGTCCCCAGAATCATCTCCGCAGACATACATTTTTAATGAACTTTGATTTCCAAAAAATGAACTTACGTTACTACCAAATTTTTCTGATAATGTTTTTATATTAAATCCAACTGCAAAAAGGCTGTTAGCCGTTATTGCACTAGAAGTAAATAACAATTGCGTAGTTCCGTTATACGTTAAAGAATATTTGATTAAGTTTCCGTCTTTAAGAATTGTAAAATAGTTATTGCTTAATGGATTGTATATTTTAAACAATATTTCGTCTGATGCTAGATTATGAGAACTAAAGACGCCATAGCAACTTTCAACTTCGCTTGACAATAAGTTAAACCTTGAAAAATTAATGTATGATTCAATAGAGTTCCAAGTATTATTGGGCCTAAAAGACAAAAACTTATCGGTAATAACAGGTCCAGACTCGTTATCTTGTACATCTTTGTTATCATTATATAGGTCTTGCAATGTCTTTGTTCCTAAAAATATTTCTGGCAATGCATACTCTGGTGTTCTTAAACTTGTTTGACTAGTTGCAAGATTATCAAAACTTCCTTGATCCCAACCAGCAAAATCTGGATAATTATAGTTAGAGGTATAATCTGCAAATGGATAATCTATAAAAGCAGTTGTTCCTCCATACGATGAATTTATTCCTTCTGCAGAAACAACTCCTTGGCCGTAGACCCACCTACGCTTTGCAACTGTAACTGGAACCTGATAAGAGTATATAGCAACACAATCAATTTCAAAAGGATACACGGTGTTGCTTGCATAGAATCCTACCCAGTCTTGACTATCTCCGCTATTATCAAATTCTCCTGGAAGAGTTAAAGTAGCGGTATCTAAAGATAATGACAATACTTCTTCACCATTAACTAATAAAGATGCAGAATCTTTAATTAAACGAATGTGGATAAGCATTGGCCTAAACCATTCACCAACGAAATGCGATGCAAATTGATCACCAATAACTAATGTTAAAAATCCGTCTTCAACATACAAACCATCTTCAGATGCTATTGGTCCAAATATTTTAAATGGTGTAGACGTGTTTGCTGCAATTCTTGCCCAGAATTCAATTGTGTAATCGTTATACTGTCCTTTTTTATTTAAAAATCCTTTGCCTGGAAGAATTAAAGATGCGTCAGTGTTTGGTTCTAATCTTGTTACTCCGCTTGCGCCATAAACCAAAGGTATTCCTGCATTTTTACATTTTAATCCCCCTTCGGTAATATAATATCCAGAATCCTCTGCAATTCCATACGCTTGTGCCTCTACTGCATCATACCCGCCATAGATGCTTACGGTTGCTGGAACTGTCGTTTCTGTTATTCCGTTTAGAGAATACGTATTAAATTCTTCATTCCACTGCCCAAAAGTAATACCATTTATATAAAACTCATTTTCTGCCGATGT